CGATCGGCCACCGTTCCCGAGGGATCGCCGAGTCGAGCAGCGTTGCCACCGGCGAGGCCGGATCGAGCGCCAGGCGGCCGACGAAATCGACGATCTGGAAATATCCGCCCGGTGTCGCCGGGCGCCGCCACAGATCGGCGGCGATCGTCAACGCGGCCTCGGTGAGCGCCGACGGCCACGGCGGTTCGATCAGGTGCGCGGCCACGGTGAGTTTTCCGTAGTAGCGATCGACGACGGCCGACACGGCGTCGGTGACGGCGACGAGCCGCGGATCGTCCTCGGGCACGCCGAGTAGCCGAGCGAGCTCGGCCACCTCGACGTACGGCGCCCTCGGATCCGGTGGAACCGTCACCGGTTACGACTTGTCGCCTCGGGCCGCGGTTGCCGAGGCCTTGACCACGCCGGTGGCGATCGTGATCCCCGTCGTGCCCATGCCCCATATCGCCGCGTCGGTGCCGAGCTTGCCGACGTCCTCGGACGTGACCAAAAACGGCCCGTCCTCAAACCACCGGGCCGCCTGGTCATTCGATACGACGAGGTTCCCGGCGGCCATACCGGGCGCCTCGACGATCTCTAGGCCCGAGACGTTGATCTTCAGCGTCGAGGCGGCGGCGGTGCCGGGCACGTTCTGCGTGCCGTACATCGGCGGCTGTAGCCACGGCGCGGCGCCGAGCTTGCCGTACACGTCCGACGACACGAGCACGGCCGAGGCCGGTAGCCCGGTGGCCTTCTTGACCTTCGCCGAGGCCGAGAATAGAAACGCCTTGAACTTTGCGCCGTCGGTGTCGGTTGCCGAGGGGTCGTAGACAACGGTGGCGCCGGCGCCGGCGAGCAAGGCGGCGTCGAAAACCATCTCGGTGATGAGCCCGTACGACGTCTGCAAAAGGCGGTTGTACGCGGCCATGTACGACGGGCTCGATCGCCGTTGCAGCTGATACGACACGTCGGATCCGCCGGCGTACGTTTTCAACGTCGCCTGGCCGCGCTTGAAGCTCACCTTTACCGACACGATGTCGGTTTTCTCGGCGGCCTGCTCGCCGACGAGCGTGGTCAGATCACCGTCGTAGTACGGCCAGTAGATATCGAGGCCCGAGTCGCCGGCCGAGGCCGGGCCGCCCATTGCCGTGATCCCGGGCCGGCCCGAGTCGACGACACCGAAAACCGTGGAGAGCCACGTCGGCGGGAGCACGCCCGGGTTATCCGGTGTGATCTGATCGACGAGCGCCCGAGCGATCTCACGGTGCAGCGCGTAGGCCTGCTGAAACTCGCGGGCGATCGTGGCCTGCTCGGCCGGTGGCGCCGTGCGAGCCGCGATCAACATCTCGACCGCGGAACCGAACCGGGCCAGCGGGTGAACCGCCGGCGCCCGGCCGCCACGCTGCAGACCCATACGGGCCACCTCGGTTCGCACGAGCTCGGCGACCGCGGCACGTCCTACGGTCTCGGTTTGATCGGTTGTGTCGGTTGCGGTCACGTCGTCGTTCTCCTTGTCGGGATCTTCTGTTTCTTCTTCTTCGTCGTCCGTTGCCGGATCGGGATCGGTTACCTCGGGATCCGGCGCCGCCCGTACCGCGGTGACGAGCGCGCCCGGGTAGGCCGGGCTTTGTGGCGGAAGGATCGTGGCGAGGCCGGTGAGCACCGCCGGCCGATCGGCGGTGCGGATCACGCGGCCGTCACCGTCGGGCGCGGCGGCGTCGACGTCGGCCTCGATCGACATAGCCACGCGCACGCCGAGCGTGGCGAGCTCGTGAATACGGCGGCCCTCGTCGGTGCCGAGGTGCACGGTGCCGGTGAGCCCGGCCGGGCCCGAGGTGATATCTCGGGCGATCCCGACGAGCGGCCCCCGCTCGAGGCCCCGAGGCGTGTGCACATGCATCCCGTACACCGGTACCGATCCGTCGGGCGCGACGAGCGAGCCCGGTTGCCACGATTCGCGGTACACCGAGCGGCCGTCGTCGGTGACCTCGCGCTCGTCATTCCACGGGATAAGCAGCGCGTCCAGTTGTCCGGATCCGGCGGCGCCGGCGGCGACCGGTTGTGACTCGCGGGCAATGGTGACTCGGGCGATCGTGGTCATGCGGTTTGTCTCCTCGGTAGGGATCTCACGGCGAACGCGCCGGCGGTGGCGTCACCGGGCGCCGGGCTCGGGAACCGCGCCGGATCGGCGGCCTGCATCGGCGGGAGCTTCGCGGTTTTCAATCTCACCTCGTCGACGGTTAGCCACGGTTGCCCGGCGAGCGCCTGCGTGTAATACACGCCCTGTGTCGCCATATCCGGCGTCGTCAGCGTTTGGGTGTCGAACGAGGCCGAGGTGCCGTGCCAGAGCAGATCCGTAAACGCGCCTTCGATCCGCACGAGGTACGGCCCGAGGCCGATCGCGCGCCATTTCGTGAATTCGCCTTCGGTCGTCGAGTAGGTCAGCGAGTCACCGCCGGCCACGTTCACAATGCTCGGCATCACACCGAAGGTGCGCGCGATCTCTTGATTCGCCCACGACATTGACTCGACGAGCTGGCTATCGACGGCGTTGGATCCGACGGGCGCGATCGTGGCGCCGTTGTCGATCACCGTCGGCTCGTGCCGGCGGCCCCATTGCGTCAGTAGTTGATCTTTCAGCTTTTTGGCGTCGTCGGGATCGAGGCGCCGGGCGATCATTAGCGCGATCGACGGGAAACCGGCCTCCCAGAACGAACCGGCCATGTCGTACAGCGCGGCGAGGTATTCCATCGCGCGCCAGCAATCCTTTGACGGTGGCTCGCCGGCCGAGCCCGCGTAGGGCACCTGATACGGGATCCAGATCACCGAGTCGGGATCCGGTCCGATCCCGAACCGTTCGCCGGCGATCGACACCTCGACGATCCGCCCGTCGATATCGAACGTGGCGGCGCCACGGGCGCCGTCGATCACCGTCGCCGCGGTCGGCCAACCGTCGGCGGCCCACGCGATCGGCTTTAGCCAGGCGTGCCCGGCCTTCGTCAAGTTGTCGACCAGGCGCGCTTTTGTGAGCCACGCCGGTTCCAGCGGATCCGGCCGGATCGTGATCTGCGGTTGAATCGCCCGCGGTTGCCCGTTCGTCATCGCCGTTATCGGTAGCTGAGCGATCGTGTCGGCGAGCACACGGCGGCAGGCGACGACGATCGGGAGCTCCCACGGCGTCAGATCCCCGCCCGAGTAGCTCGCCGCGGTGACGTCGGCGAGGATCTCCAGTATCCGCGCCTCGCTCCTGGCGATCTTGCGCCGGTTCCCCACGCCGATCGACACTCGCAGTAACTACCGATCGGGTCAATCTGGCCGGGATCACCGGCTGTGTGCCCGTTTGCGGGCCTCTAAGGCCTCGGGATGGGTGCTAGGTGCGGGCAAACCGGCCTCGGCGAGCCCGTAGCCTCCCGATCGGGCGCCGCCGAGGCCTCGGGCCGAGGTTAGTGAACCGTCGGCGCCTCGGCCGGCGCCTCGGGCACCGGCGGCCCGTCGAGCGGCGGGATCGCGGCGTAGGCGTTGAGCACGCCGCGCACGATCACGAGATCCTCGACGATCGAGGCGCGGTTAGTTCGGCACCACTCGACGAAACACGCGAGCGCCTCGTCGGTGATCTCGGCGACTCGTGGCGATCGGCGGCGGCGCACACCGGCGAACCTAGTGCACCGTCGGCGCCGTGCGGTTCTGATCGCTCCAGACCCATCGAGCGATTGAGGCGGCGAGCCACGGGAGCGCCTCGGGTTGCCGGCGATCCCATAGCCACGCGCCGAGCGCGCCTCGACGTCGAGCTCGGGCGGCCGCCTCGGCGAGCACGGGATCGTCGCGGTGTACGACGAGGCCGGCGAGTACGGCGTCGTACATTGCGCCGGCGCCGGCCGTCACCGCCCGGGTTTGCAACGGGAGACAATTCGCGGCGAGATCGAGCAGATCCGGCGCGAGCGAGGCCACCGGGCCCGCGGCATCCCACACGACGGCGGCGGCGTGGTGCCGTCGAGCGAGCTCGCCGACACGAGGTACGACCCACGGCCCGTGCGCCCGGTCCTCGATCACCTCGACGACACCGGCGCCGCCTCGGCCGCCGGCGGCGACGATCACGAACCGATCTCGATCGAGACTCAGCTCTAGCCCGAGCACGATCGGATCGGCGAGCTCGGCGTCGTCGACGATCGAGGCCTGCCAGGCGTCGACGAGCTCGGTATCGACGAGCGCCTCGGGCCACACGCCGAGGTACTCGGCGGCGAACCGATCCGGCGGCATCGACTCGCGATCGGCGAGCAGCGCGTCGAGGTTGACGTGATAGCCGAGGCCCGGGTGCCACTCGGGCCACCGATCAACGTCGTCGAGATCGGCGCCGTCGGGCGCGCCGTACTCGACGTAACAGATCTGCGAGTCGGGATCCTCGATCGAGGCCCGGCCGATATCACGCCATTTTCTGAGCCACTCGGCGCGCATATCGCCGGCGTTGCTCACGATCCAAAACTGTCCACCGTCGCCCGTCGCCTGCGTCGGGAACGCGGCCGACTCAAAATCCTCGCCTTGCAGCAACGTGAACTCGCGGGCCTCGTCGACGACGGCGAGATCGGATCCGAACGATCGCATGGCGTCACCGTCGGGCGGGAGCAGGCGAACGATCGAGCGGTTGGCGTTCCAGTTGATCGACTCGGATCCGTTCGACCGGCGGAGCGCGACATAGCGCGGGTGCAACGGTGACGCCTCGATCGTCGGGAACCATTCGTCCCGCCACATAGCGGCGGCGGTCTCGCGGCGGTGCGAGGCGTAGAACGCCTTAGCCATACGGCGCCGCGCGGTGAGCGCTAGGCAGTAGGCGAGCACGAGCAGCGTTTTACCGGCGCGCCTCGGCACGATCACGACGACACGCCGGTATCGGAACCGGCCCGCGGCGGTGAGGGTGCCGGCGACCTCGGCGAGCTCGGTTTGCCACGGTATGAAACCGCGCCCGAACAGATCGGCGTAATCGGCGGCCTCGGCGCCGATCGAGTAGCTACTCGCCGGTGCGCGCGTGGCGTACCGCGGCGAGCAGATCGGCAAGGTCCGGCCCACTAGCTGTGTCCTGTCGATCGAGCAGATAGGCGAGCGCCGATTGATAGCGGCCGGCGAGCGTGCCGCGCGTGTATCTGGACTCGTCGCGGTCGGCCGTCGCGGCGTCGAGCTCGTCGGCGAGGCCGCGACACAACGCGACGAGCGCGGCGTCGACCTTCTCGACGCGCCCGAGCGCCCGTAGCGCGGCGAGGGTGTCGTCGTATCCCCGTCGGTACCGGCCGCGTGAACGATTCGCGGCGATCGGAAAGAGTCGATCCTGATCGGCCACGATTACAGCGTAACTACAAGGATCCGCCGGGTTTGGGTAGGACCGAGGGAGAGAAAAAACGACAGTGGCGGGGGTACAACCGGCGTCCCCCGCAAAAGATCGGGCCTCACCGATCGAGGCCGAGCGCCAGTTGCAGCGCGGCCGGGCGCGCCTCGGCGACG